TTTGAGATGGTAAGGGAAGATATGGCTCAATTACTTGAGCGAGGTTTAGCCCAAGACCTAGAAACGGCTTATGCAAAAGCTGTGCGTATGAACGATGAAGCTTACAAGCTAGAGCAGGATAAACTCCTGAGATCAGCGGGTAACCAAGCATCTAAGGCACAACAAGTAGCCAAAGCCAAAGCAACTGCTGTTAGTCCAAAGTCTGCTACTCCTAGCGGTCAGGTGTCTAAATCAGATGCAAAGGATAGACGATCCTTACTAATGGCTAATTTAGCCGATATTGAGGGTGGTCGGGTTTAACTTAATTTAATAAAGGAAATATCATGGCATTTGCTAACTCAGCAATCACCGATATTATCGCTACCACCATTCAAAGTCGTAGCGGAGTATTGGCAGATAACTTGACACAAAACAACGCAATCTTACAAAGATTGAACTCCAAGGGTAATGTACGCCCATTCTCAGGCGGTAATGTGATTTTGGAAGAAATCATGTACAACGATCCAAATACTAACAACGCTAATTCATATAGCGGTTATGAAGTATTGAACATCACCCCTGACAGCCCTATTTCTGCTGCTCAATTCTCTATTACTCAGTACGCTGATAGCGTAACAATGAGTGGTTTAGAAATGCTGCAAAATAGTTCTAAAGAAGCAATCATCGACCTGTTAGATGGTCGTATGCAAGTTTCTGAAGCCCGTTTATTGAACCGTATTTCAGGTGACATTTATGGTGACGGAACAGGTAATGGCGGTAAAAACATTACTGGACTGGCCGCTATGATCCCAACTTCAAATACAACTGGCACATACGGTGGTATCAATCGTGCAAACTGGACATTTTGGCAAAACCAATCAAGTTCAGGTGCTGATTCTTCTACAGTAATCCAAGCTGCTATGACTACTGCTGCTATCAAATCTGTTCGCGGAACTGATAAGACAGACTTAATTGTTGCTGGTAACACTCTGTACACACGCTATGTAGCTTCTTTGCAAGCTATCCAGCGTATTGCTGGTGTTGAAGAAGGCGCGGCTGGCTTTGCATCATTGAAATTCTACGGTGGTGGTATGTCTGCTGATGTGGTATTAGGCGGTGGTTATGGCGCACAAGAGAACGCATTGTATATGTACCTCTTGAACACTAACTATATGTTCCTACGCCCACACAAAGAGCGTAACTTCGTTCCTATCGGTGGCGAGCGTCAATCGATTAACCAAGACGCTATTGTTAAGCTTTATGGCTGGGCTGGTAACTTAACTTGCTCCAATAGCTTCCTACAAGGCGTGTTAACAGGTACTGCATAAGTATCTATTAACTCAACTTAACTGAATAAAAAAGGAAAATATCATGGCATATACCATTACCCCTTTAGCTGGTGTTGATCTTTACAATACCGCTCAAGTAAATGCAAATTCTGCTGGAACTAATGTCCCAACTTTTGGCCCTACTGGTGCTGAAGTGTTTGGTTCTGACGGTTTCCGTTATGTTTTTGCCCAAGCCGCTGTAGCAATTGGCACATCTGCTGCTACTTGCATCATCAACGCATCTACATTCCATGTAACTTTGGGTGCTACAGGCACATATTTGTCAGGTGCTTCAATGGCATCAGGCGATTATGGCTGGTTTAGCAAAGCTAGCGTTTAATAGCTTTTTGTAGTAAAAACGAAGGGTTACCTCACAAGGGTAGCCCTTTTTCTTTAACTTTTTTACCTTAATACCTTGAGGAGATTTAAAAATGGCAATGCTTCCATCCGATGAAAACGGTGCAGATTCACGATTACAAGTTCGCTTCTATAAGCGACCAGTACACCAAGAGCAGGAATCCCTAGAAGCTGGCAGACCAATATTCAAAGAGTTTGATTTTGTACACATCTGCGTAGCTGGCGATACCCTTACCGAAATTGATACTTATGCGCTACAAAACCATAAGCAGCGGTTTCCTATTCAATGGGCTAACTACCAAAATAGATTAGGCGCAAACGATGAGGAAGTGGTAGGAACTCCTGTTTCTGAATGGCCTATCGTGTCTAAATCACAAGCAGAAGAACTGCGGGCAATGAAATTTCATACCGTAGAAGCTATTGCAGGTGCATCAGATCAGCAATTACAACGCATGGGAATGGCAGCAGGAATGTCCCCTTATGCGTTCCGTGACAAGGCAAAGGCATTTTTAAATCTAGCCACAAATGCAGCAGAAACTGACAAGCGTGAAAGCGAAATAAACTCTTTAAAAGAAGAACTTGCCAAAAAGGATCAAGAAACTGCTAAAATTAAGGCTGAAACAGATGCGAAGCTGGCCCAAATGCAGGATCAAATGGCAGCTATACTTGCCGCTGTTGGTGAAAAGAAACCCCGTAAATCTAAAACGGTAGCCACAGAGGAAGCTTAATATGTCATACACCATGCTCCAATTAGTCCAGCAGACAACGGCTGAACTGAATTTATCTGTACCATCTTTTGTGATCGGTAATACATCACAAGATGTACAGCAAGTTCTTGCATTGATGAACGGTGCTGGTTACGACCTAGTAAAAGAGCATGATTGGCAGGCATTGGAAGTAGAGTATAGGTTCTACACAGAAGCAATAACCACGACCTGCGATACTGTTGATGGCACAGAAGTTCTGACTGCTATCCCCAGTACCGTAGGGCTGGACAGCAATTATTCTATTGTTGGGACATCTATTCCCCAAGATACCTATGTTAATACTGTTACAAGTGCAACTAGCCTAACTACTACGCAACAAGCTTCAGCCGATTCTGTAGGCGGTACAGTCACATTTAGCCGTACTATCTACCCTTTGCCACCTGACTACGAAACCATTACAGATAACACCCATTGGGACAAGACAAAGCATTGGCAGATGCTTGGCCCAGTAGATGCACAACAATGGCAATGGCTTAAATCAGGCTATATTTCAACAGGCCCTCGTGTCCGTTGGCGCATCCTTGGCAACAAGTTTCAGATTTGGCCGCCTTACAATACCCAAGAATATTTAGGTTTTGAGTACCGTTCTAAAGGCTTTGTCAGAAGTGCTACCGATGAAGTAAAGAACAGCTTTACAGCCGATACAGACACAACCGTATTTGATGACCGTTTATTGGTTTTATACACAAAACTTAAGTATTTCCAAATCAAAAACTTTGACACAACGGCTTTGTACCAAGACTATATGCGTTACCTATCTATTGTTAAAGCTAACGATAAAGGTTCTGCTACCTTATCCTTTGCACCGCAACCAAGTGCAGTCCTTATTGGCTGGGCTAATATCCCTGATACTGGCTACGGTAGTTAAGCATGGCAACTCCACAAGGGCGTAAGGCCACAACGACTTCAGTCGCAGCCCCTTTAGGTGGTTGGAATGCTAGGGATTCTATAGCCGAAATGAATCCTATGGATGCGGTTACATTGCGTAACTTCTTTCCAACGCCATCCGATGTGACATTGCGTAAGGGCTATACAGAGTATTCCACGGGGATTACTGGTCAAGTCTATTCGTTGATGAACTACAGCGGTGCAAATACCGAAAAATTGTTTGCTGTTGCTAATGGCAAAATTTACGATGTAACTAACGCTGGCACGGCCACACAGGTTTACTCAGGGTTATCTAATTCCCAATGGCAACATATTAATGTATCTACCGCTGGCGGTAATTTCTTGGCTATGGTTAACGGTGTTGACCCAGCTATGGTTTATAACGGTACAAATTGGATTGTTGTAGCCAGTACCGCAACTGCACAAACAATAAGCAGTATTACAAGAGGTGGCACAGGTAACCTAACAGCTACTTTAACTACCGCTTCTTCACACAATCTTGTAACAGGCAACCAAGTTACTGTTTCAGGGGCTACCGCTGCTAATTACAACGGCACTTACATTATTACGGTTACAGGGCCAAGCACCTTTACTTACACAATGGCTACAGCCCCAGCCGCTAACGCGACTGTTGTGGGAACTTATACCGTTGGGTTTTCAATTACTGGCGTAAATTCCAATACTTTTGTAAACATTAATTTGTTTAAAAATCGTTTGTGGTTTGTCCAAGAAGATAATTTAAAAGCTTGGTATCTTGATCCTTTATCCGTTGGTGGTGCTGCCACAGCACTAGATTTAGGTGGAATTGCTCGCAATGGCGGTTATTTGCAGGCAATGGGTACTTGGACACTAGACGCTGGTCAGGGTGCTGACGATTATGCTGTTTTTATTACCAATATGGGCGAGGTAATGATTTACAACGGCACAGACCCTAGTGTTGCAGAAACATGGCTACTTAAAGGCGTTTGGCAATTTGGTCAAACATTTAACCGTAGATGCTACTTTAAGTGGAATGGCGATTTACTTTTATTAACTCAAGATGGACTTGTACCATTATCGGCTGCGGTTCAATCAACCCGTTTAGACCCTAGAATTAACTTAACAGACAAAATTTACTACGCTGTAAGCCAAGCTGCAACCAATTATTACGACAATTTTGGCTGGCAAGTTAATTACTTTGCTAGTGAAAATATGCTGATATTAAATGTACCAATTTCAACAGGTACACAGCAGTTTGTAATGCACACCATTACCAAGTCTTGGGGTCAATTCACAGGGATTGAAGCTAATTGCTGGGAAGTACACGGAAAAGCCGACATTTTCTTTGGCGGTGATGGCTTTGTAGGTCGCTTTTACAACTCTACATCAGACAACGGCACAAACATTGACGCACAATGCCAGCAAGCTTACAGCTACTTTAATTCAAGGGGTACGCTAAAACGCTTCACAATGGTTCGCCCTATCATCATTACCGATAATGCCTTACCTACGGTTTTGTGCGGTATTAGCACCGATTTTGACCCAATAAACCCTAACGGATCGGTTACCTTTAACCCTGCTTTAATACCGATTGGTGAATGGGATGCAGGGATTTGGGATTACAACTTGTGGGGTGGTGGCGTAAACATCAATAAGCAATGGCAAGGTGTAACTGGTATAGGGTTCTCAGGTGGATTGGCTATGTCTATTGCATCACAAGGCGTAGATTTACATTGGGCTAGTACAGATTTTGTGTTTGAAACAGGGGGTGTACTGTAGATGCTATGTTTTGACAAGGATATTGTTGGTCAATGGGTAGCGCGACATACATTAGGGACTTTTACCCCTGAAAACTCAAGTTGTATTGGGTTATTGAATAAAGAAGGGCAGTTAATTGCTGGGGTTTGGTACGAAACTTATACTAAAACTTCAATAATGGCTCACATAGCAATACAAGGACAAATCAATAGGGAGTTTTTGTTTACCATTTTTGATTATCCTTTTGTACAATTGGGGGTAAATAAAGTTATTGGGCCAGTAAATTCCAGTAATTTAGATGCCTTAAAGTTGGACAAGCATTTTGGATTTGAGGAAGAAGCGCGGATTAAAGACGCTTATCCTGACGGTGATTTAGTTTTGTTAACTTTGACAAAAGATAAATGTAAATTTTTAGGAGAGAAATATGGGCGGAAAAGGCGGGGGCAGTAGTCCACCACCACCAGATTATACTGGTGCAGCGAAACAAACGGCTCAAGGAAACTTGGAAGCTGCACGGGCAGCGGCATCTGCTAACCGTGTAAATCAAGTTACGCCTTATGGCAATCTGACTTATTCACAAAGCCAAGTGCCTACATTTAATTCTGAAGCTTATAGATCGGCTTTAGATTCCTATAATCAA